TGCTGATTTAAGAACTCCTGATCCTTTAGGATTTAAATTTAAATCAACGTTTGTTTCACCTGTTGAAGAAATAATTGGACCATTTCCAGTCGCAGCATTTGCTAATGTAATTTCGTTAACAGCTGAACTTGTTGCTGTTAATAAAGCTAGTTCATTTCCGTTAGTATCTAAAATTGAAGTTCCAATTTTAGGAGACGTTAAAGTTTTGTTTGTTAAAGTTTGTGTTCCACCAGTAGTTACGTCACCAGCTGGTAAAGTGTAAATATCTGGATTAGTTCCATCGTTTGCAGTTGCAAATACAACAGCATCACCTTTGTCAGTTGCTGAAAAAGTAAATGTATCACCAGATCCTGATGTATATTTAAATTGAACTGTGTAAGCTCCAGATGTTGAATTTCTTAAATAATAAAAAGTTTGAACATCTAATGGAATAGTTACGATTTGGTTTCCTGTAATAGAACCTGTGAATTCAATCATTCTATGAGATAAAGTTGCACCAGTTGATCCATCAGAAACAGATAAAGCTGTAGTTTGTGCACCGCCTGCAATCGATTGACCAGTAAATCCACCAACAATTTGTTCAAATATATCTAAGTTTGTGTTAGTTTTTGTTCCCCATGTACCGGCATTTTCGCCAGTAGCCATTTTTTCTATACCAAGTGGTGTATATGTTGATGCCATAATTTGTTCTCCTAATTTACGCCGCTATATTTACATCTGTATACGTTGTTGTACTTTCAATGTCAACATCTTCATAACCCGCTGAAGATTCAATATCAACGTTTTTATAATATACCGGGTATAATTCCCCTACATTAGCACTAAATTCAACTCCGGTCAATCCTACTACATCAGCTGGTGTAATTGTTCCTACAGAACCTGCAAAAGATTGACCTGTTAAACCAACAGCCATATCGGCTATGGTAAATGATCCAACACTACTTGCAAAAGATACTCCTGTAACACTAATTATTTCTACAGACCCGGTAGTAATTGAACCTACCGAAGAGGCAAATTCAACACCTGTAATTCCTACAACATCGGCCGGTGTAATTGCTCCTACTCCTGAACCAATTGTTTGACTTGATAATCCAACAAGTATATCAGCACCGGTATTAATTGTCCAACCAGTTCCTTGCTCTGTAGCAACTGCATATCCACTTGGAGCATCAGTGTAATCAACCTGTACGCTTGAAGTTCCTAAAGCACTTCCAAAAGATACTCCAGTTAATCCTACAACATCGGCAGGAATTAATACCCATTCACCCCAAGCACCTTCACCATAAGCAATAGTGCCCCAACCATTTTCTCCAATTACAGATGAAAATTCTACTCCACTAATTTCTACAGTAATTCCAGATGATCCCCAGTTTTCAGATCCCCAAGTATCTGAACCCCATCCTGTATTTACTTCTGTTGTAACTGTAACTGATGAATTAAAACCAAGTGAAACTGAATAACCACTAACAGGTATTACGGGGTCACTGCTTTCACCCCAAGGTGCTTCACCCCATAAATCTCGACCCCATCCTGTATTAGGTGATGATATTACACCGTCCGCATTTAAAGCGGTAGAAAAAGAAACTCCTGAAACTTCAACAGCTAATCCAGATGCTCCCCAATTTTCTGTGCCCCAAGTATCTGAACCCCATCCTTGTTCGGGAAAAGCATCTACGTCTCCTTGTGATGAAGTTATTTCATTTCCTGTAATAGATGGAGTTACCGTATTTGAAGCCCATGAGTTAGCACCCCATGTTAAAACACCCCACGTGTCTGCATCTACGGTGTTAGCTTGTCCACCCATTCCTGAGTGATTTGTACAATAATAATAAAGATTTGGTGCACTAGCAGCTACAGTTATTTGAGTGTAAGCTCCTGAGTTGCCAGGGGTTCCACTACTAGTTACTCCTGTTGTATATTGAGTTCCTCCACTAGCATCTTCAGCTGTGGCAAATCTTAAAGGGTGACCGCCATTTGTACTATCGGATTGATCAAATTTATAAGTAGCGCCTTCTGCTAAAGTTAATGTGGCTTGTGATACTCCATCAATGACGTATTTACCACCAACAACCGTTACTGTGAAAGTTCGGGTAATGGCCATAAGGATTTACCTCCTTATGTTAATCTTAGGATAGCTGTAGTTGCTGCGGCTGCTGGAAATTGAACTGTAAAAGTTCCAGAAGAAACTGTTTTATCTCCACCAAATGCTATGACACAAACTGCATCTGTTGTACCTGATCCGCCATCAGTTGTTGTGTTGTAAATCATTGCACCATTTGCTGTAAATGAAGCTGAAGTCCAAGACACATCAGCGAAGTCAGTGTAAGCAGTTGTGCTGTCTAAAGTTACGCCTTGGTTTGTAAGAGCTTTTCCTCCTGCTGTATAAGCAGTTCCAGAAGAATTTGTAATTTCGTTTGATGTACTATAATCAGTTGTGCTCGCGCCTAGAGAAGCAGAACTTGTAAACATTGCGATTTTAAAAGTATCTCCACCTGAAGAATCAAAGTCGTGTTTACCACTTAAAAGTTCACTTTTGAAACTTGAACAAACTGCTGATGTAATAGCCATATTTTTCTCCTAATTTAAGGACTTGGTGAATCAATTTTAATTCTAACCGTGCCGTCCGTGTAATCGTCTCTACGTCTTCTTCCAATTTGTTGAGAAGCAAACGTTTGTATACTATCTTTATACTTTTGCTCGTATAATGTCAACATATCCGTAGGGCCTTTTAAAAACCCATAAGTTTCAACTAAACAGGCATATAAAAGCAATTGAGGGTAGTTCATACTAATATAATTAGTCGTGTTATCAGATGCTAATGTTGCTGGTCTTTTATCATAATGAACTCTAAAATAATAGTTTGCGTCTGGAGTAGGTGCTAACATATAACCTCCTGAATTTGATGAGCCATCTCCCGTTGCTCCTCCAAACATTGCATAATATTTAGGCATGCCGGTTACATCAGCTCCTCCTGATCCAGTTAGATCTTCAATATACTCAGCTAACCAAGTTACATCTTTTTTAATAAGCCATCTTAAAGTGCCAGTTGAAGCTGTAGTAGAGTCAAATACTTCTATACCTCTAGTAAATATTGCTCCAGCCGGAGCAAAAATACTATTTTTATCTGTAACTAAATTACCTTCTTGCATATGTCTATCAGCATCAATTGGAACATCTTGAGATATTCTAGACTGAGCATTTAAAATAATATTTTCTAAAATATCAGTTGTTAAAACATTTGCGTCTGTTTCAGTGTAATTTCTAATTTGTGTAACTAATCCTGAATAACTTATTCCTGCCATTATGCTTCAAGAGTTATAGGTCCAACAGAACATCCAACTCCTCCTCCTTTTTGATTACCTAATGTAGCAGTATCAGTATTCACTGTAAAATAAAAATAATTAGCTTTAGCATAATCTGTTTGAATTCTTGCTCCTGATCTAAATATACCTGTAGTAATAGAATAGCCTGCAGCTAAAGCAAGTTTAGCTCCTGTAATACCATCAAAACCTTGTGGGTTTGCAAATTGAAAAGTTCCACCACTTGCTGTTGTTGCTTGAGAAGCACCTCTAAATCTGTAAGTGTCTCCATCAGTTAAACCATGACCTGGAAATGTTACATTAATAATACCTGAGGCAGCTGCGTATGTTTCAAATGGATTGTCTGGCATTATTCTTGCTACTGCAGGTGCAGTTCTTGCCGGTCTAACCTGTGGTAAAGCAACACCGTCAGCACTTATTGGTAAAGGTTCTAATTGTGGTTGTTTAGGTTCATATTCAGATACATGAACAAAAGCTCCATTCCATTCTGTTACCATTTCTCTCCATGGATATTGAAGTCCAGATCTATCTGAAATTGCTAACGCTCTTTTTCCTGATGCATATTTTGGCATAATTAAATATTAGGATAATACGTCTTAGGTGTAATATATGTACTAGACGCTGATCCATCCTCCGCTAATGCTCTTGCTAATTCATCTTCATATAATAATTTTTGAGTTTGAATTCTATCTGGAGCATATTTTTGTGCTAAATAAAAAGATAAACCTGTAACCATACAAGGTAAAAATCTAAAAGGTGCATCGGTTGCATCTGTGTAAGTTCCGTCTACATCTTGTATTCTTTTAATATAATAAATGTGCATGTCTTTAGCTGCGTTTGAAGCATCAGCTGTTGGATAAACACTAATACTTACATGATCTATAAATCTTTGAACCCAATATTGATTTGGTGTTCCTTGAGAAAGTTTATTTGAAAATCCTGCATAAGTAGATCTGTCAACTTTTGTCATGGGTGTATCTGATTGAGTGGTTTGAGTTCTGTTAGTTCTTAGTTGAGCTTCTAAAACATCAGTTATTCCGTAAATTCCATTTGTGGGTGTAGTCGTAGCACTCGTCCCATCAGTTGCTGTACGATAAAATTTGTATTCAGTTTGTCCTTGAATTAAATCAATATTTGTTTCACCTATTTCCCAATAGTGAATTCCTCTATTACCCCATTCAGATAATAAAAGATTTAAAGATCTTCTAGCATTTTTTAATTGATATCCAGAAGTTCCCTGCATACCAATTCTTTCATAAGCTTCTTCAATTAAATCATCAATTGCAAAATTCTTATCAAAAGTATATGTGCCGGAAGTCGTATTAGCCATACGTTACCTCCTATCCGTCAAACTGTATAGATAATCCAACTACTGCAGTTCCATCATATGCAAAATAAGCTCCATCTTCACATAAAATTCCATTATCTGGAATATATGGATCTATGTCTTCTCCGCTATCTACATCAACAATTAATCTGTTAGGACCAGTAGTTGCAGAACTGTTTTTAATGAATACACGTCCAGCGCCTCCGCCAGCTACTCCATACATTCCTCTAACTCTAGTTCTTCCAGCAAAAATAGTTCCAGTAGAAGCTCCTTCTTTTACTCCAGCAGAAATGTTAGTAGTTATTGAACCGCTCGCTGTGATGCTAGTTACTTCTGACCAAGTTCCAGCTACATCAACTGTAGTGCTATCTGGTCCAGTAGTTGCTGCGCTTGTTGCTGCATCTCCATCTGCATTTTTTCCTACAACCGTAAAAGTTATTCCAGAATTATCTGCGCTTGAAGTTAAAGTAACTGTTTGTGCATTAACCCAAGGTCCACTGTTAAGTAAAACTAAAGTCGTTGCTGTACCGGCTGCAGAAATAGCATCTGTATCTGTTCCAAAAAGTATTTGTTTACTTTTTACATTTGTTACATTTGGCATTTATTTATCTCCTATTTTAATTGCATGAGCTCCCTAAGGAGCTCACACTAATTAATTATTATCTCTCCTGACAAGCAAGTATGTAATCAGTAAAGATGTCATTTGCATTTGTACCTTTGTTTTCAAGGAAAACTTTAAGTTCTAATGCGATGTCATCAGGAACAGTTGGGGCTGAAGTAGCACCACCAACCGTTGCAACAATAGATCCATTTAAAAAGATCTTATATTGAGCATATGTTTGACCTAATTCTGAACCTGCAGGTTGGAATAAGAATCCCAATCTAACAGAGTTAGAAGGTTGAGCCAAAACAGTGGCTGTTTGAGTTGGTACGCTAGAATCTTCTAAAGTGAAGTTAGTTTCAGTCGCGTTACCAGCTGTTGCTACAGTAGGGAGAGTTTTTGATTCTCCAGCTCCATTTTTTCTTGATAGAAACTGAATAGTAGTTGTGTCTTCTAAATGTGAAAACCCAATACAATCAGTAGGAACCGTAGCTGGATCAACAAATGCGTTGTCAGCAAATCCTACAAACCAGTTACCATCAGATACATCAGTTTGTGCAATTGATGTTTCATAGTACCATTTTTTACCAGAGTTGTACTGCCATACTTCTTTTGAAGATACACCAGTTATTTCTCCAGCAGCTGGGGCTGCATCTCCTAATCTTAACCATCCATGAGCATATTGTGCTAGTTGGTAATCAGAACCTCCGCCAGATGTTACATCCCAATCACTTGCATTGTAATGATGAAAGTCATTTTGGTAACAGAATTCAGCAGCAGGGTCACCTCCTATAATAAGCGGTTGTTTCATTCCGCTAAATAAAGAAGTTTTTCCTTGTTTGCCTCTTACGTTAGTTACACCAGTTGAAAAGTGTGTTGTCATATAATCAGCGCCTCCTCGCGCCAGTTGCCTTACTAAGAAAAGAACAACCAATTTATGATTTATATATCTTAGTAATTCTTTTATACGCTAAATTTGTTTAGAGCGCAAGAGATCCTGTTAGATGGTTTGATTTTTCCAATGATGTAGCTCTTTGTATTAAGTGGCTACTGATACTTGTGGAGCTGAATTTATAATTGCATTTTCTCTGTTTGCAATTTTAGCTTCCTCCAGCTTGATCTCGGTGATGACTTCTCTGATCTTGTCATCTATCCTGACCATGTTGAGAGTATATCTACCTTCGTTAAGGTGTTCTTGTTCCCAACTCAACTCCAAGGATTTTTTCTGTTTGTACAGGTCTTGGATCATATATAACCTCCTCATAGGTTATCCATTTTCGGGACTTATCATAAAATCCCGTTGTGTCCCATTTTATACTCTTTTCTCCTAACTTGTCAACTATAGATTGTTCTATAGCTTCTGGAGAATCCTCGCATTTTACTTGGAACTCTGTTCTATACCCATAAGCCATTATTATAATTCGGAAATCCTTTAACATATCTCACCTGTAATTCAAGATTAAAATGAGGCGGATTTGTGGTCCGCCTCATTAATTAGTTAGCTATTACGCACCCTGACAGCCGAAGATTCCTCTAGGGTCTGATACGCCAAATACGTATCTTTCTCTAGCTTTGAATCTTACGTTACCAGTGTCGAAATCACCTTCCATTGCTGTTTTTAACGGTGCTCTTTCGAACATTTTCATTCCATTAGGAACGTCCGTGATTAAATACCAAGAATCAGTATCAGTTAGGTAATTGTTCACTCTATAACCTTGAGGAACCATTCCCATTGATACGATAGCATTGATATCGTTATCAGCAGTTCCAGTTCTACCTTGAGACTTCATCAGTCTGTCAGCATTAAACTGGTTGTTTGCAGGAACGATCATTTTAACAGCTTTAGCTGCCACTTTTAGACCTCTTTCATCAGTCATGTTACTGATGTCGATAATCGCTTGTTCAAGCGATGTTTCGTTTAAGTCTGCTTGTGTAGATAAAGTGTTTTGGAAAGTCCCAGCAATTGTTGGGTGGGCAGTACTAAATAAAGCAACGCCGTCGCCTGAATTAAATGTAGCCGTTTGAGGTAGCCCATTTATTAAAGGTTCAACTGCTTTTACTTGTTTAGCATTTGCCATAGATCTTGCTAGCGCTTTTGTATATCTAGAAGAAATTCTATCGTAGAGGTTGTCCTCCATAGCTTCTTCCGTGATTGCAAAGGCTAACGCCATCGTTTCCATTGTGTAACGTGCTGTAAAAGTTTCTTGTGCGTCGTCATAAGATACGCCGGCACCTTCTGCTTTTACTTGTGCGTTTGCGAATCCAGATAACATTACTTCCTCTTCGAAAGCTCTGTCACTTGATTCAGTTACGTAGATTTCAGATGACTGATTCTCGTAACGTTTGTACTCCAGGCCAAATAGTGCATTTAAACCTGGTTCTAGTTCTTTAACTAGCTGTGCTCGTGATATTGCCATAGTCTATATGCTCCTATTATTGTCCAGCTGTACCTTCACCAAACCACTCGCTCTGTTGAGCTACAACCACGTAAGACGCGTAAGCAGCTGTGATGTCCTTATTGTCAGGATCATCAGCAACTCTTAAAAGTCTCCATTGGTTTGCGGTGTTAGCGATAGTACCGATAGTTAGCGTTGAACTTGATTGACCACTTGTTGTGCTTCCAGCTGCTGTTACAGTCAAACCAACGGATTTACCGATGTTTGCTTGTGTTACAGCTGCGTCTGCAGCACCAACGAAAAGTTGGAATGGAGAATCAACAACGAACGCTGTTATATCTTCACTGTTTGCCGGAGTAACTTGGTTGTAGTAGTTCTGCCATGTTGGCTTCAAAGTTGTAGCCGCATTGTAGAACACACCATTTAACACACCAATTGTATCATTGGTGATTGCCGCTTGTGCCGTGATTATATAACCAGGGTTAGTGTTGGCTCCACCTGGATTGTCCAGACGAACCGCAGTCCCTTGATATAATGCAGTAGCATAGCCAGCATCGATTTTGTAATGTCCTTGCCCTTGAGTAGCAGGTGTTCCACCTAACTGCCCAGCAGGGATTAATCCAAAACCAGCTGTGTTTTTATTAGCCATGTTATTACTCCTTGTGTCTATATCTCAATAGACGTTATATTAATCGATGATAGGGATTAACCCACGAATTCCTAATTAGGATTTCTTTGTACCACCGAAGGTTACACGAGACTGCCTTTCAACATTGATTGGCATTCTCTTATCCTGCTCCTTCATAAGATCGTTTTCTACGGCGTCGCTTCGATCTTTATGACGTCTAGTCATATGATCTTGTCTTTGCTGCGCGATCTCGATTGGTACCTTCGCAAGTAGAAGGCCACCTACCCCAATTACCCCCTTGTATCGACCTGAGTCGATGACTGGATAGTCAGTAGCATTTTCGATTTCTTCAGCCATTACTAATTCATAACCTTCTCTTAATCTTCCAGTTACGTTTTTAATGTCTTGAAAACCTACGCTCTCTGCTCTTATCCATCTGTACCTGAATCCATCAGGTGCAGGGGGTGCATCTAGAGAAGATGGTGGAACCCACACTTTTGGTCTTTCAGACTTTGACCGTGTTTGGCTCGCACGAGATTTATTTTCTTTTGTCATATTACGCTCCTCCCGTGTTTTTTAGTTGTTTTGCGTACTCTTCGAGTGGCACTCCTAATTTATTAGCTATTGCTACCTGTGAAGAAGTGAGTTTCACAGTTTTGCGACCGGGTTTAACGCTTCTTGAAGCTGAAGCCACCGTCTGAACGGGCTCGGTCGAACGCTTGGTATCAGTTTTACCAAATTTATGCGGAAAGTCAACACGGATTCTTTTATCAATTTCTGCATAGTATTCATCAGTCTGTGGATCAAAACCTTCTTTATCCACTAAATCCTTATGAATCTCGAACGCGGTGAATGTCATGGCTCTATCTTGTCCAAACCATGTATTCTTTGATGCCCAACCTTCAGCTTTAGGATCTTGAGTAGGCATTTGATTAACAGGTTGTCTTGGTTCTCTAACATCTGCAGGTTTTACAGGTGTTTTTGCTGCTCTAATTTCCTTACTCTGTTCTAACTTAGCATTATCAAATGCTAGTTTAGCGATCTTTTTATTAGCTTCTACTTGAGCGTTTGCATCTCCAAGTTCAATGGCTTTTGCTAAATCTTTTTGAGCAGAATCCATTCCATCTTTAATGCTTGATTCAAACTTTTTAATATAGTCTGCATCGGTTTTTTCAAAACGTTTTTCTACGTCTTGTCTTCGTTCTTCAATCGCTCTTGCATATTCTGTAGCGGCATCTCTTTGTCTTTCCGCTTCACGCATTTTACGTGTAAGTTTAGCAATCCTCGATTGAACGCCTTTACTATATTCTTCTAGTTTGTCATCGTCTTTTTTTTCTTCTTGTACATCTATTTGTGTTTCTTGTTCCGTGGTTCTTGTTTCTTCTGTCTTGGTTTGAGCAGCTTCCGGCTTGGACTCTGCTTCAGTCTCTTTGACGTTTTCTTCCGGTAAATCAACCTCGGCCCCTGGGCCAGAAGTATCAATATCTATGGTTTTATTTTCTTCGTCAGGCATAGTTTATCCTCCTATGATTAATATGCGTGTAGGATATCTTTAGGATCCTTCACGGTTGCCAAAACTTCATCTTCATTTAAAAGACGAACTTCTCCTCCTTCGATTTGAATACGCGATCCTGCGTATCTTGCAAAAACGACCCAATCGCCTTTTTTGCACCATGGGCCACTTGGATATCTCTCTTTATCCGCATAACATTGCGGGCCCATTGCCAAAACTAATCCTGTTTGTGACGCTACTTGTTGACGTTCTATAACAGATTCAGTTATTAACAATCCTCCTTTTGTTTTTTCATCCATTTTGAATGGTAAAACAAGAATTCTCCAACCTGTTGGTTGTGGTAATTTATTAGTATCTTTTGTAATTTCTTTTTTAGGTTCTGAATTATATTTTTCTTCTAACGCTAATTTACGTTTTGGGATTTCGTTTATTGATGTCGACGATGGTTCCTTTATTGTCATTTTGCTCCTTATCTTCAAGCAGGCTAGAGAGCTCCTGTTTTAATGCCTCATAGGCATTGATCTGTCCTATTATATAGTTGTATTTTTCCATATTGTCAATACCCCCAGACGTAACAACTATGGATAATTCTTGTAATCTTTTTAAGATATATCTATTAATTTTTACTATTACACTTTCTAAACTAGCCATTAATACTTTCTATAATAAACCTTTATAATATTTTCTATAACTTGGATTACTTACTTTTTTACCAGCAAGATCTCCAGAAATATAAGAACCAATATATCCTCCGTTGGCAGCATTCACAACTCCGTCTAATACTTTAGCTTGTTTAGCGTGAGCTTTAGATGCTTTTTTAAGTTTGGCAGAAACTGATTTAATTTTTTCTTTCATTTATCTATCTGTTTTTAAAATTCTTTTAGTAAACACGTCAGCTTCTTTTTCAGCTTTTTTTGCTCTTCTTAATACTTTTGCTGAACCTACCGCAAGATCTCTACGACCTGCATCTTTAGCCTGCGCTATTGTTTTTTTAGCTCCAGCTTCTGTTTCAGCAAGAATTCTTTTTGCTTTACCCATGCCTTTAAGATTACGAACTTTATATTTGCCAATGTCAGTAGATTTAGGTTTTACGCCAGTAATAGTTTTACCTACTTTGCCTTTTCGACCAAGCATGCCAAAACCTCTTTTAGCTATACCAAATATACCCATTATTTTTTAGCTGTTTTTGCTGATTGTTTTAAAGCTTTATCGGTAACAGAACCTTTTCCAGGTTTACTTGTTCCTCTTTTTTTAGCTCTGTTCATATAATAGTACAGACCTTTTTTAGCAACTCTGCCATCTTTAGTTTTGTGATAGCCTTTAGGAACTCTTCCACCTTTTTTCATACCTCTATTTAGTTCGCTGATAACTCTTCTTTTTTCAGCTCTTCTATTAGGGTTCATTTTTTCAGAATCAATTCTACCCATTTCTTCTAACAGGTTAGTTCTGCCGCCACCCATCATCTTTGTTCTCATCCCTCGTTTACCTTGCGGGCCTAATCTTTTTCTTTTTTCATCTTTTCCTATGACAGGCGGATTACCTCTTGGTCTTGGAGCGGGTCTTGTTCTATCCTCTGGTTTTCTTTTTGCATCTGGTTCTTTAAAATCTCTAACCGTGCCACCTTTTGCAAAAACACCTCTACCTTTTAAAACATCAGCTCTAGTAACTTTACCATCGCCTGTTAAATCAGGAAAAGCTTTTCCACCTTTTTTCATCATTGCTCTTCCCATACCTTTTATTTGTATTCCGTATCCAGCCATAACGCTCCTTATTTATTAATTTTTTGGTTTGGACGTTTTCCAAATTTTCCGTAAGACTCGTCTCTTCTAGCTTTGAAAGATTGTTTCTTGCCAGATTCTTTTCCACGTCTTGCGCTAATGGATTCATCCTCACGATCTTTATAACCTTGTTTCTTCATTTTGACTGTGCCGCCTTTTTTCATAGCCGCTTTACCGCCAAATCTTGGTTTGTAAGGTCTTGTTCCAAAATCGTTTCTCATAATTACTCCTTATATGTAGTACTTTGTTTTTTTCCTACGATTGGCCATCACTTTACCACAACCGGTTGCTATTGCAACCCTTGTTGGTAAAACTCTACCACCTTTTTTATACTCTTTTTCCCATCGTTTTGCAATCTTAGGAAGATTGGCATGCATATATTTTCTCTGCTTTTCAGACTTGAAAGGCACTAGCATTTCCATCTTCTTCTAGCTTGTCTTATTCTAGAATTAGGGTCATTTCTAGTTTTAGCTGAAGATCGTTTTAATTGTCCTAATGATCTGGCACAATAAGATTTTCTACGTTTAGCTGATTTAGAACCAGCTTTTACTTTACCTGTAACAGCTGTTTTTAGCTTAGATCCAGGGTTTGCTCTTCTATATGCAGCAACACCA